CAAGTTCACGAGGTGCATAGACACCCGGGTTGTGCTTAATGGCACGACCAGCCTGTGCAGCCAAAGCAATCTTTGTGCCACGAGTAAGATCAAGACCTACTTCACCAGCAAGGATGCCAAGCACTTCCAACTCTGTCTTAGCTGCTGCAAGTTGTTTAGCTGTGTTAACGCTGATGTTGCCATTCATGGCTCGCCATAGTTCGTAATACTGCTTATCGTCATAATGGTTAGCAATGAATCTTGCTACATTCTGACCAAGTTTTCCGAACATAGCATCGGATGCTGCCTGAAAGTTAAGGATGTTCTTGCCATCGATATTGGTTAGACCAAAGAGTGCTTCTGTTGCTACCTGACGGCGACCACGAGTTTGCTCAAGTAGTGCCTTGGCTTCTGCCTGAGTCTTAGCATGATCTTTAACGAACTGAAGGTTGGACTGGTAAATCGCATTAACACGATCATACTCAGCCTGAGTTGCTGCCTTGAGTTTACCTGTCTCTTCAATCTGCTTATCAATCTGTGCAATCTTCTCACGAGCAGTTAACTTAGGAGCCAACGCTGCTGCAGATAGATTCTCTACCTGCTGTGTAATTGCATCTGGTGTTGTAAAGGCTTGTGGCCCAACATCACGAATATCAGGAGATGCAATGGCTGACTCACCACGCTTAGCAAACTCTGTAATAGGAGCAGGGAATGGATCTACTGCACGAGGGAAGTATGCGAAACCTCCGCCACCTACACCACGAGCCACACCAAGATTCTCAAATCCTTCGAATCCAAGCTTCTCATATGCTGCATAAAGATTATCTACAAGTCCAGCTCTTTGGGCTGCTGCAACAATCTCAGCATGTGTAGCACCGGCTACATCAATCTCATCAATAACACTTTGGATAAGGTCATCGGATGCACCTGCTGCAGTTGCTTCATCGATAAACTTTCCACCGAGTTCATTACCAAGGCGAGTAGCCTGTGGTGAATCTCCAGCCTTAACAAAGCCAGTCCATTTGATTAGGTTAGGTCTTTGTTTCTTTGCAACACGAACTGCAAGTTCTTCGCCATTGCGAAGACCTAAAGATGCTGGACGATCACCCTTCTTAAGACCTGCCTCACCAATGGTGTGGATAAGTCCGGGAGCAAGTTCTTCCTGTGTACGAAGTCTTGCAACATCTTCAATAAGGCTATCGAATGTAGGTGCTGCATCTAAGATACCCTGAACTTCTGCTGCACGAGTAGAGCTGTTCAATTCCAAGCGATACTGCATGAAGGTTTCTTCTGCTCGCTTCTCGCCAACAAGACGAGCTGCTTCTTGATCTCCGCGTTTTAATTCTGTGGCAAAAGTTTCACGGCGTTGGAAGAGTTCACCAAACTCAGCATCTACCTGATCGGCTGATGACTTGGCACTATAGACAACATCAGAGAGTCTTTCGATCTCTGGCATTAACTCTTCTACATCTTGTGCATGCTTAAGGATGTCACCTTCGAGCATTTCAAGATTGCCAGAAGCAATACGCTGTTCTGCACGATAGCCAGCAATCTCTTCGGCTTTATCTTCAAACTCACGCCGTACTGCTTTAAGTGGTGCAGCCTTTGCTTCTGCTGCTCTTGCTGCAGCCTTTGGGCCAACACGAAGTGTTACTCCAACCTTGCCAGCTTCTTTACCGATCTTGATAAGACCAACACCCGGAACATAAGTCAATGGGTCTGCTGCTAGGTTAAGAACGAATCCAGAGACTGCTTGGAATGTACGAGCTGCCTTTGTATCTGGATCTTCAAAGAGTGTCTGTGTAAGTCCTGAAGCATATGTCCAAGGAACATTGCCCTTCATCTTTGGGCCAGCAGCAATCTGTGACTTAAGAAGAGCCTTACCTACTGCAGAGTTACGATCTACTCCAAGGAATCCTGTTCCGAGATCTACTTTACCTGTAGTAACTAATGACTTTAATGCCTGACCTGATTGGGTTTCATCCCATGTGTTAAATAAAGTTGGGGCTCGACCGGCTGCAATGTTACGGAAAGATGATTCAAGCAACTCGAATGGAGTTGTAAGTGCCATAAACGCAGTACGAGTCAGAGGTGCAAGGAAGTCTGCAGGGGAACCCTTAGTGGTTTTACCCTGTTCCTTGATCTTAGCCGCTGCTTGAATAGCAGCATTGCGTTGTGTATCTAAGTAAGACTCAGAATCCAATGTCGCTGCTGCATTAGCAGTAGCACCGTATGGTGTAGCACCTGCTTTAGCCAACGCTAAAACTGTGCCTGCACCTGCTGCTGGATATGTCTTAGCAAGTGTAGATACCTGCTTAGCAAATTGTGGGTTTAAGTACTTTGCTTCTTGGGCTTTACGCCAAGCATCGTACTCTGGTGTTCCGGCTGTCGGAACTGCGAATGGGTTCTCTGCCACTAAGCACGACCCTCTGCTTTAAGTCTTTGTGCAAGACGGGTCATATCAGGGTCAGGGAATCGAGAGGCAAGAGCCATGATGAGCTTTGCTGTTTCGTCCTGAGCCTGCGGTGGCATTGGGAGAATTGATGAGTCACGACCCGGGCCCCAGTCAGCACCTTCGGTGATTTCTGCATCTCGGTTTGGGTTTGGCTCTTCAAAGTTGGTACGAGGTGCTGGTGTTCCACCACCCATGGTTCCCATGGATACTGGTGTTCCCTCTGATGCAGCCAATGGTACTGCTGTCTGCATGTTATACATTTCTTGTCCTGCTCCGTACTGATCTGCAGGAATCTGCATTGCAGCCTGACGACCTGTGTATCCGTCAGGTGTGGAGTAAACGCCGGGCCCTGAAACCTTAATGCCTTCAGCCATTGTGCTTCTCCATCTTCTCAATATCTTTCATTAGTTCATCATGCAAGTAAACTTTCTTCGCTTCGTTTACTCGATGTGAATGAATAATTCTTGCTACACCATCAAAGAAATCCATGAATGAATAACTTATATTAAACATCAATGCAGTAGTGGCATAGATGTAATCAATCTTTTTAGCAGGACGAGCTAGTGCAAAACGATCTTCTGATTCGTCAATACAGTTCTGACACATAGCCCGTCCTCTCTAAATTACTTAGCCTTCTTGCCGCCTGCTGATGCTGGCTTGCCCGGCATACCTAACTTCTGCATTGCTGACTTACCTGATGCTGACATCTTTCCCATGATTGGGCCAAGAACTGGAGCCGAAGCCACAGCACCCTTTTTTACTCCGAACATGTTGTTCTCCTTCTTAGTTAAGCGGCTCCACCTAGAGCTGCCATTAGTTGTGCCATTGCTGGCTGTCCACCACCGGGTTGGCCCTGTGGGGAAATAGAACCTGCAGCCGGGGCCGCTCCCGGAATCCCAGAAGGGGATTGCGAAGCACCGGGGGCCATCTCAGTCGCTGCAGGTTGTACCGGAGGAGTGAACGCCTTAGCGATAACACTCTCCAATGATTCACCTTTTTGACGACCTTCGAGGATCATTGCTAACTTAGCAACTGCATCTGATGGGTCTCCACCTTGTGATGCGATCATCGGGATCGTTGTAGCAAACTGTGAGATGGCAACACGAAGAGCATCTCGCAACTCTTCTGTATCTACCTTCTGCTCTTCTTGTGTGACATTGATGTTGAATGGAAGATTACGGCGTAGGAAGTCACGGCTAATCAACTTATCTCCACGAAGCTGCAATCCAAAGATTGCTGCACGGTTTGGATCTAGTCCTGCCATGAGTCCGTACTGCACATCTACGGTGTAATCACCGTTGATTGCTGCAGATGGTGTGTATGAAAGTTCATACGGTGTACCGTCATCGGATCCACGAATCTTCTTCTTGATATTTCCAAATACCTTCTCGTCCATCTCGAATGAGATACCGATAAGGTTGATAAAGAATCGAGCAAATACTGACTGTGCTGCCTTGATCTGCGAATCGAATCCACCCATAAGGGCTTGAACACCACGACCGGTGACAATAGATGCATCGATCTGACCAGTACGGCCTTCCGGATAACGAGATCCCATACGGAGTTCTCGTTCAAGCGACTGTGATTCAGCAAAGACTCCACCCGGAAGTTCGATAGGAACTCGGCGGATTCTCTCTGGGGTGTTAGATCGAAGCAAAGCATCTGGCCCAAGTGTGAATTCTTGGACATCTGGTGGGATAGCAATCGGTGCATTGACTGACTTCTTAGCAGCTTCTAGCTGTAGGAGTGCAAATCGTGCCTTAGCCATCTGTACTGGGATGACATCATCGAACTGTCCTCGTACCATTCCATCGACTGTAGGGCGTTCAGCCACTTCAGCAAGGATCTTACCCACCAAGTTAGGGGTATTTGATAGTACTGCGTTATCTAATTCTGGGATATAGATCGTATCTTGGTTCTTATCATGGTAACGAACTACTGAAACAGTAGCCTTTTGGTTACGATACTTACGATCAATCTGTGCTGAATACTCTGGATACTGAGCCTTTAGGCTATCTGTATCGATACCAGAGACTGAAGATACTGAGATTAGGGAACCGAAACGATCCTTCTCGTAGTAGCAACCGAATGGTGAAAGGATGCGTGTACGAGGGTTATTGGTTGCAAAGTCGTATTCAACTAGGGCTATCGCAAAGCCATAGGTGTAATAGTGATCTGCTGCCTGATACATCTGCAACTGCATATCAGATAGAGCCATGTAGTGGTTAGCAATACGGGTACGCAGTTCTGCCTTACGGCGATCTGAATCCTTTGTCATATTGCTAGAAGAGCAGTTGATTGCAGGTAGCGGAGCAGTAACCTCTGATAGGTCACGAGCTGCAATATCAATCATGTTAGCGATGAGTGGCTTAGGATACTCATCTGAGAATTGACCGAAGAAGACATCTTCCAAGCGACCTTGGCGGACGGCAAGTACATCTGCCATCTTGCGGTCACGGTCAACATGAGAGGTCTTGAGTCTCTCTACCTTTGCCGTGATTTCTAGTACTGAAAGCATGTTACTCCTTATGAGATACGGCGATCTGCGGCCCATTCATCAAGATTGATGACTTGTCTTTTCGCAGCATCTGCTCGTGTTAAGAATTCGTTCTTTACGAACTTTCCACCGTACTCACCAAATTGGCATATCTCTCTGGCTCTGATCTCGCAGAACCACATAGCCATTACTAAGTCGGTCTTGTTCTTTGTTTCCGGAGACCAAGTGATTAACTGGTCAATCAGTAACCGAATACCTTCGGTTCTATCTGATGGAAGATGTAGCAGGTTATCTCGATGGTGTTTACCGCTAGATTCCATAGTTCCGAATAGAGCAGCCATAGCTGCTACACCGAAACCGGTATCCCACTTATTACGAGTGGTGGTGTGTTCACGAAGAAGCACACCTCGGTTTGCCATCCATTGCCGTAGATTCTCATCTTGTGTCAGGTAGCCCTGAAATGCGTTACGCTCCACGATCCATTCGGACGGGTTGTATTTTTCTGTCATTGTTGTGATGAGATCACGGATCTGCTGTGGCGATGGTCTAGTAATGGTAGCCGCATCCAAGATATATCTTTTCTTACGCCTACGGTCGATTGCCATTACTACGGCCGCCGTATCACCAACGATTGCTGGGTCAAGCCCGGCAACGATAGTGAGACCTTCTGTTGTCTCGGGATGACCCGGATTACCCGGAATCAATGGCCCGATCATTCTCATGCGATCGATTGAACCTCGAACACACTCTTGGGAAAATACTGAATCTTCATCTGTGTCAGCCTGCTGATAAACCATCGACCAAGTTTTAGGATCGAGAGCCGACCTACGCATGGAAAGGTTCTCACCATCCCAACGAGGATACAAGCCATTCTCGTCTGGTTCTTCATCGCTGCCCTGCCAAGGGCGGTCTGACTTAGGCCAGAGAGTCTTCCAGTCCTTCTTGTCCTCTGCGAACTCTAGGACTGCTGGCATTGAAAGGTATGTCCATGGTGACTTCCCAGTTGGGTAGCGATCACCGTTACGGAGTTCTCTGTATAAATCTATTGAGTCAACTCGGGTGCCGAGGACTAGAAGCTTGCCGGTAGGCCCGAGACGGGTCAGGACTTCCTGTTGAATCCAACGAATGTGCTTCTCATACTCGTGAGCATTACTCATAGTCACGCAGTCATCGAGGATGATTAAGTCAGCTCTTGCACCGTAAACCTGACCACCGATACCCACCGCTTGGATAGTAGGGTCTTTCTGGTCTGAGTCACGGAGTTCGTCACCGAGATAAACTGTAGTTGCTTGCCAAGTAGCAGACTTGGACTTAAAGCCAGAACCAGCCGCATAAGCGAGCTGAAGCTTCTGCCAGCCCGGGTGGGTTAGTCGCTGTTTAATGGCGTAGATAAACTCCACGGCCTTTTGCTGAGACTTAGATACGATCATGATACGGATGTTTGGATCCATACAGATTCTAAATGTTGGGTAGTCAATCGAAGTAGTCATCGACTTGGCATGCTCAGGGGGAACATTTACTAGGACATACTGTGGGCGACCCTGTTCAAATGTCATAGACGGGTGCATCCAAGAAGGTTCATTACCTTCGAGTAGGTCAATAATGTTCTGCTGGTGAGGGAAGGTATCTGAGTCTAGGTATTCCTTGCGGAACTCGTTGAATCCCATCGTGAGGGAATCCGCACTCTGTATCCTGCCCTTAGAAGTCCGGGCAGCCCTAACCTTATCTACCGTCTCCTTGAATTCTTTATCGGTCGAGCGATAGTAGTCAAACAGCTTGTAGCTGCGACCGACCTGCATCATGGCATCTTCGACCGTACAGCCCTCTGTCAGAAGGCGTATGACCTTCGACTTGATTTTAGAGGTCTCTTCTCTTTTGCTCATAACTTCCTCTCGCGGCTTCGCCGCGTGAAAGCGAAAGATTTTCTCATTGGGTTTGAGGGTTCGATTTAGAACAGACTACTGGGCAAATACTAGGCTCTACTGTCGCCTTCGCTCTCATAGGATCGCTCCGGCTCCCTAAGAGCCGGGAGTAGTCGTCTATATTCCTTGTCGGAATATATCCTCCTACTATAGATAAGCCGGGAAATTAGGTGTTTATCCCGCATTTGGTCGTGTGACTTGTGACACATACATCTTATACGGTAAAAGTGCAGGTCAGAGTGCATGTCGCAGATCTAATTCCTATCAAAAATATTTTTACAGGTACATATATAGGGGCCCCAGCGTGGTTTATAGCACCCGGGTCATCTGTAAGGGGGGTGTGTCGGACATGGTTTAGCCGATAAGTAACATTATGTAAGCCCGATTTAGACCGATTTTCTGCAGACATGGGGGCAAGCTTGCCGGCCGGTACTAGGTACTTAATAAAGATCCGCCGATTAATAGTCGCCTAGTAATACCGGCTAGATCCGGGGCATGATCGGGGGTCATCGATAGGCCGGGCCTAAGCTCGGGCCATGCTTACCGGCTCGACATCGAGGGCCTAACCTCCCGGCCTAGATCCCGGGCCGGATCCGGTATCGATCGAGGGCCGCCGGGAATAGCTCGAGGATCTCCGGCCGGGCTTAGGTCATGCGGCCCGGTGGATCATCGAGGGGCTATCGATGGCCGGATAAATTGTCTCCCGGGATCCTTGCAATTCTGCCGGATCGGCGTATCGTTAGACATGAGATCGGGGAGGCCCGATCTTTTAACCTAGCGAATGGATCAATAAACATGAATGAATTCACTACTTATTCAACCATCGAAGAGATCGAAGCTCATCACCGATCAACCGGGGGCCATTTCTTCGATGCTGCATCTAAGAGATTTTTTAGCTCGAGGATCGGAGCCGCCGTCTATGGTGGCCGCTTCTTCATTACCTCCGAGCAATTCGATCGAGATCATTCTCCCCGGCTTTACACGATCCGCGAATGCATAAATGGCCGGATCGAGGATCTCGGAGAATTTCAACAATACGCCACCGGGGCCGCAGCTCGAGCCGCTATCCGTAAGCACCTCGAGAGAGTATCGATCGAGGCCGCAGCATGAGCCGCGATACGGTATCGATCGCCGAGGCGATCACCTTGCCGGTAGGCTCCCGGGATTATGTCGCCGGGTTTTACAATTCGCCGGCCGATAGTGTCTCGATCGTAGCTTCTAACGGTTACGCCGGGGATCCGGATCATAAGGCCGTAACCCTCGAGCTAGATCTCCGAGCTGCTCGAGGCCTTGTCCGCTTCCTTATGGATGGGATCGCAGCGATCGAGGGCAAGCGATGAGGGCCGCAGCTCGCCGGATCCTAAGCTCGCCGGTATATCGCCGCCGGTGGATCTATCTCATCGCCGGGCTCGGTTTATTCGCCGGGATCGTCTATCTATCCGGCCGCATATGGTGGACGGGCTCCGGGTATTGTCTCGGATCGATGATCGAATGCATGGGGCCACTATTATGAGCGAGGATCTAGGGAGCTTAAGGCTTACGGTGTCGATCTATTATCCGGCCGGCTCGATCCCTAACGGGGATCTAGCTCGCCGCCTTGCCGGCCTCGAATGGTGGATATCTACCCGGGAAGAATTGCCGCCGGGTAAGCTTAAGGTTATCGATCTAACGCAGCTTAAGGATTAGCCTCTCGATAAGTAGCCTCGAGGGCTCGGGCTTACCGGCTCGAGCCTCCGGGGATACCGATCGCCGGTATCAACCTAGATTAAGGATCAATTATGTCTAATTTCACCGATCAATTTATGAATGAAGCCGATCGCCGGGGCTCCGGGGATCTTGTCCGATCGATGCTCGATAGCGGCATGCTAATGGTCATCGATCTTAATTCCGGGGATACCCTCGGGGATGAAGCTAAGGCCCTACCGGCCGGGCCTCGATCTCTCATGAAGATCGCCCGGGATATCAAGGGGAGCGAATGGTATCGATCTAATAGCTCGATCTATGCTCGAGATTATATCGAAGCGATGAGCTGCTTAAATTCGATTAACGATACTTACGGGCTCGATAGTGCCGAGAGTGTTGTCCGGTACGCCTTGTCTAACCTCTCGACATGGCGAGGGGATCAAGCTCGAGCGATCAAGGCCGAGCTTAAGGATCTACTTAAGGGGGTTAAGTAATGGCCACCGTTAAGGATCTCCGAGATCTGCTCGAGGAATACGCTCCCGAGGATCAAATTATCTTTCAACTATTCACCCGGGATCATGCCACCGACTGCATCGGTGAAGAGATCAAGCCGGAGGCATGGGATCGAATGGTTAAGATCTTCGATGATAACCCGATCGATAGTGAAGCATTCGGGTTATGGGATCTACATAATCAAGCTAGGGAGGGTAAATAAATGGCCGCCGGTAAGTGCAGCGAATGCGATAAGAAGAAGAATTTATTCGATGTCGTAAAGAATGGGCAAGCTATCCGAGCATGCTCGAATTGTATAACCGATCAACTATTAACGGGATGGAGCAAATAAATGGGCCATAATCTTGCACTAGATCTGGCATCTAACCCGGATCTTACCCTCGAGAGATCTCTCTCGTATCATCTCACCGGTAATCACTATCCGCCGGTGCCTCTCTCGATGGTGGATCCATGTATCGCCGCCATAAATGCAGCTAAGTCCCGAGAGTGGAGCAAGCTTATCGATCTACCCTCCGGGATTAAGTGGAGGGGTAAGGATCAAGCTCCGGTATCGGCCCTAATCGAGGGCCATCACCTCGAATGCTTCATCGATAGCGGTGAAGAGTGAGCCGGGTCTATTGCATGGGATGCAGCTTCGGGGATAGTACGCCGGCCACGCATGAGCCGATCGGCCTAGGCCCTAAGTGTTGCTATTGTAATGAATGCGAAGAGAAGCACTAGATCGGTCTAATCATAGTGGGGCCCGGGGTATTAGCTCCGGGCCTTGCCATGGTGAGATCGCCTCGCCTAACCTAGATTAAGGATCAATATCTATGCGTAGTCTAATCAATATCCGGGAGCGGCATCCATTGCCGGATCCCGGCTCGATCTCCGGTCTCGATGTAGCTAATGCCCGGAGGATAGCGGCGGATAGTTTTGCCGCATATGGCATCAAGGTGCCGGGTTATCTCATTCGATCGGATAGTAATAAGAAGCTAAGCCTCGAGGTACCGGGTTATTACGGTATCGCCGGGCTAACGCTAACACCGGCAGCTTACGGGCCGGCTACAACATGCAAATTTTTTACGCATTGCAAGGATCTATGTGTGCTTACGCATGGCCGCGGAGCATTCGAGAGTGTGATCCGGGCAAGGTCTGCCCGGGTATCGCTGCTCATGGATCAACCCGAGGCCGCCTCGATCTTATTAGCTCACGATGTCGATCGATACTCTCGAGCATTCGGTAAGTGGGGCCTCCGATTAAATGTCGCCTCCGATCTAGCATGGGAGATCGCATCGCCATGGCTCATCGATCGAGCTATCGCCGGAGGTGCCGCCGTCTACGATTATTCGAAGCGATGGGATCGAGATCCGGAGCCTATCGCCGGCTATCGATTAACATTCTCCGCCGCCGGCCATTCGATCGAAGAGATCGCAGCTAAGGTATCAACCGGAGCGAATGTCGCCGTAGTAATGCCGATCGATAAGGGTTCACCGGTACCGGATCGATGGCATGGGATGCCGGCTATCGATGGAGATCTTCACGATCTCCGGGCCTTAGATCCTCGAGGGGTAATCGTAACGCTCCGGGCTAAGGGTAAGGCTATCCATAAGATCGGATCTAAGCTCATCTATGAGGTGGCTTCATGACTTATGGATGCGGAGCTTATACATGCGTGAGCTGCTATCCGTATACCTATCGATGCGAATGCGGCAAGGCCTATCCGGATCCGATCCCTAACGGGCAGAAGATCCCGGAGTGCATCGAATGCGGACACCTTAGCGAGGTGATGCCCTAATGCCGGCCGCCGCATTGTTTATTTTAACATTCTTCACGCTACCATTAGGGATGACTGAAGATCAACCGATCCTAGTTATGATCCCGATAGCTGCATGGATCTTAACGATAGCCGTAAGGGGTTAACATGTACCATAAATTAACGATAGCAATTCTATCTCTCGGGGCCGGCCTAATGCTGGCCCCGGGGGATCTCACGCCATCCACCGCCGAGCCTATTGTAATCACCGAGAGGATCGAGATCCCGGTAGCTTACGATCTAGGCCTCGAAGATCTCCCTTTAGCTTGGCAAAATTTGGCCAAGTGTGAATCCTCCGGCCGGCTTAATGCCGTCAGCGGCACCCGTAAACAATTCCAAGGGCTATTCCAAATCGAATACCCTCGGACTTGGGTAGCTCATGGTGGGCCAAAAGATCTACCGCCAAAAGCGGCATCGGTAAAGCAACAGTTCGAGGTAGCACTACGGATATATGTTGATCGTTTCTCTAAGCCATGGCCATATTGTGGCAAGTTCTTAAAGGAAGTATATGGTAGGTAATGCCGACAGCGGCATGCTAAGATAAATGTAGTGGACTTGATCCTCCACTCTAGGTGCTAAGGCCCTCCTTCGGGAGGGCTTTAGCTTTTATTATCGGTGCTATAAAATCCCGGGGCATTAAAGATGACAGCGGCAGACGACCACACTCGTGCCATCTGATTACCACAATCACATCGAGGAATAGATTCTTCCTCAGTCATCTTCCGTTCAATGGTGACAGCG